GTGGTACTGTGTCCAATAAAACACGATTCATTACTAGATGAATACAGTGTACCATATTCCACAGTTCTAGTTCCACCGTACATGCTGTTGCGTGTAATGTCTGACATGGGAGTTCGGCGAAACTTTTGCTTCTTAGAGTACATTCTGCGTCTCTTCATTGAAGTACGCTTTCTCTTAGAGCCTTTAGCCAAACTAGGACGATAAGTCCGAAGAGTGCGAGGACGCTTAGAACCGCGAGTAGATTTTGAGGCCGCTTTTCGTTTTCTTGATACATTCATTGAATTATTTTCTTCTGCTGTTTTTTTTATAGAAGAAGGAGAGGGAGGAAGTACGCGCGCTTTTGAAGGGGGCGTTTTTGGGACGCTTCTAGAACGCGCTAATCCCTGGGCGCCTACTGCCAACGCGGCTAAAGTACGCTTCACACCTTTGCCGTAGTTAGCTTTATAGAAAATATAATCTGCTTTCTTTTTATCCATGCCTGTCGCGTAAGCGTGGTCATGAAACTTGGCAGATAAGTCAAATTCGTCAACTGCTGGTACGCGACCGTACTTAGAGTAATAAGGTACGCTTTTTTGTCGTTTTCCTCCACTCCAATTCGGTCCAACCCAATTTCCGTGAACTCTTACCATTCTTCCGATCTGTAATTTAAAAATTATTTTATTTTTAAGTTTGGAGATCGGAATATTTTAAAAATTATCAGGGGTAAAGATGGGACGCCGTTGGGACGTGGGACGTCGCTCTATGTAAGTAATACTGGAGCGACGGACCAAACGTCATTTTTAAAAAATACGGCTACCCCTGAATTTCGGTTAGGGGTTAGGTTAGATTTTATTTATTTGACTGCTCCCAATCGCCCTACTTATCTCCGGTCAAACAACCTCGTTTCGCTGCGCTCGGACTCGGCTCCCTCCGTCTGCGTAGGGGCGATTGGTCGGCAGTCAAAGTTTATGTGCTCTTCGTTTACAAAAAAAGGGGCCACCGCAGTCAAAGGGGCTCCCTGTCAGCATATCAAGTTTATTATTATTTTTTGTGGCTTATCAGGGGTTCAGGGGTACAGATCTGAAACGGTCACAGATCTCGACCGGTCCATGGGTCTGTTTGTTTTGTGGCTTAGTGTGGCGTTACGCGTTTCGCGCTTCGGTCAGGGTTGCTATGTACACTACGGAGTGTAAACAAACGCCTCCTTTAGTATATAAGGACGGGAGGGTCCCGTTGACCACCTGTCCAAATAAGTTATTAAAACTCTCTCTTTTATGAACACTGACCTTCTCGAACTCCAACTGCAACAACTATGTCTACAAACACCCGTCAAGACCAAACTAAACTCGGCAACTTGCAAGGACGCTACTGGATGCTCACAATTCCCGCGGATGCCTGGAGCCCCCCGCAAGAAGCAAGCCAATTACCAAGAGATGTCGCCTACATTAGAGGCCAGAAAGAAGTTGGAAACTCGGAAACTAGTTACATCCACTGGCAAATCTTGGTCGTCTCGGCAAAATTACGTGGAAACACCCTCAAACGTCTATTCTGCAGATCTGCTCATGTCGAACTGTCTAGGTCTGAAGCAGCAGATAAATATGTTTGGAAGGATGACACTGCCATTGAAGGTACCCGATTCGAAGTTGGACAAAAGCCCTTTAAACGTAACTGTAAAACCGACTGGGATGGAGCCAAGGAAAAAGCAAAAGCTGGCTTAATTGATCAAGTTCCGTCTGATGTATATATCAAGTTCTACCGTACGTTGAAAATGATTGCCATGGACAATATGGAGAAACAACCTGACTTGAATGACTGTGCTGGAATCTGGATTTATGGTCCTCCTGGTACTGGCAAATCTCATTATGCACGTCAACATTATGGCAACTCTTTGTACTTGAAGGCTCAAAACAAATGGTGGGATGGTTATCAAAATGAATCAAATGTCTTGTTAGATGACTTTGACTGTAAAGCTCTTGGACATTATCTTAAAATTTGGGCTGATAAATACTGTTTTATGGCTGAATGCAAGGGTTCGTCTATTCAAATTCGTCCGAAACACTTTATTATTACTTCAAATTACTCTATTGATGAATTATTTGGTGAAGATCCCGTCTTGGCTGCAGCTATTAAGCGCAGATTCTACGTGATTCATATGCCTATGAGAATGTATTAACTTTATTGAGGAAAACCGTTTAATGGAATAAAAACCTCTTACCTATCCTTATGCTATAAATTGCTTATAATATGGAGCAGTAACTAACGTCTTCTTCAACTTAAATCGACCTGTAGTAGTTAGTTCGTGTTCCAAACTAATACGAATAGGTGCTTCAGTGCCGGAATACGTGATACTTCGTTCCAAATGATAAAATTTAAACTTACCTATTCTTAACAAATCTGTCTGTGTAGTTCTTGGCCACAACTTCTGTAAAAACGTATCTACCAACATACTTGATTTGGAATTCAAATACGAATTTATAGTCTGACCTGGTTCTATCTTAATATTTTTGGTTTTTTGAACACTGGGATAATAACTACGTGGTAATGGGTTTTCAAGATCATCATTACCAATATAATCTTGAAGCAATATGCCATACTCTTGATTACAAAACATTGCACCTTGAGATGTAGCTGTCGATGGTACTTTACCAGTAAAATTACTGCCATTACCAGTACCGTAGTATCCGATACCAATAAGCGGATGGTTATCAACTCGATCGGTATCAGTGGATGTATCACTTCCGGTGCCAGATTTCGTTTGATTCTGGAACCGTAACTTCGAATTGCAATTAATTTCAAATTTGGCACCAACCATATCAATTTGTGCAAATCCCATACGAAATTCATTGCCTGGAATCAACTTTAGTGTACGAATATTGACATAATCACTGCTGGAAGCTAAATCAGCAAGCATTGCCAATCTAAGGCCTACTGCTACAGTACCCCAATTGTCAACACCAGTAGTAATATATTGGCTAGTTACAACAGCAGTTGATCCAGCATAATTTGGTTTCCAAAGTATTTGAATCTTATCACCTGCAGTGTCACCAATAATAGCATCATTCCATGAATTAAAAACAACACCTGCCTTTAAATACAACGCTTTAACAACTGTTTGAAAGAACATTAACTCCAACTGATCACGTGCGGTGGTACTGTGTCCAATAAAACACGATTCATTACTAGATGAATACAGTGTACCATATTCCACAGTTCTAGTTCCACCGTACATGCTGTTGCGTGTAATGTCTGACATGGGAGTTCGGCGAA